TTACGCAAAAGATTGTATGATCTTACATCTGAAAAAGCAAGAAACAATACATGTTTAGTCGAAGTCGATTTCTCTCGATGGAATCTTCGTTGGAGAGCAGCCGCGGTCAATCCTATCGCAAGATCACTGGAACACATTTTCGGACTACCAGGAGTTTTCTCGCAAGCCCATAAATTCTTCTCCAGTTGTACTTTCGTACTCACTGACAAGCATACTCTACCAGAAGGAGTTAAAAGTGGCATGCATGCTAAAGACTGGCCGACGTCTGACTTAGTGTGGAGAAACCACTACGGAGGAATAGAAGGAATTCAGCAAACCGTTTGGACCATATGCACCGTAGCGATGATGTTCTTTGCATTACAAGACGAGGACTGTTCTTTCCATATGGCAGGACAAGGAGACAATCAGGTGTTTTACGTGTCATTCGATATCAGCAAAACTGATCTGCAAACTTCTCTTTTCAATTTCTTGCATAGTCTTGAAAGAAGAAGCGAGCGATTAAATCACGAAGTGAAACCTGAAGAATGTATCGACTCGAAAACTGTACTGACGTACGGAAAAGAAATCTACGTTGAAGGTGTGCATATTCTCTATTCTCTGAAGTTTTCTTCTCGAGCATTCTCTCGCCTGGACCATTCAGTTCCATCACTGACAAAAGAGATTGCAGGAGTAGTATCAAATTCCATCGCTGTCGCTGGGACTCTGAATAACTCAATCCGCGCAATCTGGTGGAAATTTGTTCAAGTGTTTCTAATGCTACAGAGACGACGATCATCTCTAATTAACTACCCCGAATGGAGTCATATCGACCGACTGCTTGCTAATAAAACGGCCAGGAAAATACTGCTGATTCCAGGATCAGTCGGAGGACTCCCGATGATGCCATGGACACGATATTTTAGCAAAGGTGAGACCGACGATCTCTCTTTTGACGTGGCAGCTACCTATCATTTGTCACAGAACACGAAATCGATTCGTAACTACATGAGTCTCCTGCTTAATGGAGAATTCATGCCAATAAGATAGATCCAACAAATCTGATCAACGACCCATACTCGATACCCATCGACAAGCCGGACGATGCATCCCACCTGATAGCTGACGCAGTTGGAAAACAACTACCAAATATCGTAGTTAATCGAGATTTAGCCGCGATTGTCAAACCTACTCTCCGTCTGCAAGGCGAAAAATATAAGAAATTCCTTACCGAGATGGATCCGCTACACCCACAAATCGCATCTGACTTGTTCGATCTGTCTCCAGCCGGACTGTATAATAAGACTGTCAAAAGATTTTCTATGACGAGAACTATCGAGAGGATTGTACCCGGTAATAACCTTGTCGATCGGATCGCGAATGCGAGCGGGAAAATATTAACAACTCTAATCGAGCGCTTCATTCTATCACTACGTATCGACGGAAAGAAACATCCCCCTCCATTCGAAACAGCATCGCGTCTGAGAAAACAGTGGGATCTCAAATTCGAAAACTCTTCTATTGGAGTGTACACTCCTTTCGATTTCGAGATCGGACCTTTTACAGAGAAGCGCGATTGTATCTCTGCATCAGTAACGCTGAATACAAATATTCTGAAATCCAAAGGATCTGCACCTCCGAATTTCGGTACATCCACATCAAAGAAACTGTCTGATCATGGTTATCGCATCGTAAGCTGCAACTCAACAATGCGTGACCTTAAAAAGGCGGTCATAATCTATTCCGAACTTCTCGGTGATAAGACCTTGACACCTACGGTTGATTCTATAATTCAATCGAGATCTCCTTGGAACTTAAACCAACTACTTCCAATATTTCCCACTGTTTATGGAGGAACCGGAGTACATCGTCATCAAGGTGCAAGTCATAGATTCTCAGTACTTGGAAGCTGTTCTGTGCCAACTCACCTCACTTTCAGTTCAGACCGTGCAGGCATATTATCAGGTGGTGAATTTGACTACCCGGTAGTATTCCAAACAAATTTCCTCACTCTGACAAACTTGTATCAGAATCTGAGTGCGAAAGGAATACCGTTACCATCATCAATTGCATATTATGTTCCGACTTCCTTGACACCAATCGATACACGACCTAGCAAACTTAATGCTACGAATCCTGTTGTAATCAAATGGCCTGACCTTCGT